TGGAATAACAGAAAAGACAACAATTATTAGAGAATTTTACCACGAACAGAGTAGCTCAGCTAGCAAATATACACCAACACAAGTAGATTCCTTCTTTAAATCAAGGTATAAGTACTAATGAAGCAGTTAATAATCCTAATAGCCTTTTTATTACCGGTAGCAATACAGGCTCAAGATACAGTTAAAATACCGGCACCTGTAGCCAAGCAAATCGTACTAGATTTAATTAGCGGAGATAGCGCTAAAGCTATTTTAGATGTAACTAAACAGCAACTATCTCTAACCGAACACAAAGTAACGTTAAAAGATAGTATTATATCCAACTACGTCCAGAAGTGCGATATCTACGATCAGCGTATTACCAACGAACAAGCTAAGTTTAACGTACAAGGCCAGTATGTAGGTCAACTAGAGAAGAATGTTAAGAGGTTAAAAGCAAAAGTAACATTTAGGACTATACTATACTCAGCATTGCTCGGAGGATTTACTTACTTGTACATCAGTAAGTAATAAAAATACAGACAAACCCCATAAATAGACCAGTTTTCTGTATCAGCTATATATTTATATAAAATAAATTAATGGCAGAACAGAATATCAAGGAGATAATTAAGCAAGAGTTCATTAAATGTGCTAAGGATCCTGTATACTTTATGCGAAAGTACTACTGGATACAGCATCCCCAACGTGGACGTATTCAATTTAACCTCTACCAATTTCAAGAAAAAGTAGCTTATCTTTTTCAAAAAGACGAATACCTTATTATAAACAAATCTAGACAGCTTGGTATATCAACCCTAGTGTCTGCCTATTCTTTGTGGCTAATGCTGTTCAATCAGGATAAAAATATCCTTGTAATTGCAACCAAGCAAGAGACAGCCAAGAATATGGTAACTAAAATTAGATTCGCTTACGATCAACTCCCCGCATGGTTAAAGGTAAAGGCGATAGAGGATAATAGGTTAAGTTTAAGACTAGCAAATGGATCGCAGGTAAAGGCAGTAGCAGCGTCGGCAGATGCAGGACGTTCGGAAGCAGTATCACTACTTATTTTGGATGAAGCAGCCTTTATTGATAACATTGACGTCATCTTTACAGCAGCACAACAAACTCTAGCAACAGGCGGACAGTGCTTTGCAGTATCTACACCAAATGGAGCAAGTAATTGGTTTCATAAAACTTATGTAAAAGCACAGTTAAATGAAAATAAGTTCATACCTTTATCATTGCCATGGACAGTGCATCCAGAAAGATCACAAGCATGGAGAGATGAACAGGATAAGACGTTAGGAGTAAGAGAGGCGGCTCAGGAGTGCGATTGTAACTTCTCTACATCAGGAGCTACTGTACTTGAACCCGATACTATCAATTGGTACGAAGCTACTTGCATTCAAGAGCCAATACAAAGAAGGGGAATAGATGGTAATATCTGGATATGGGAATTGCCTGATTTTAGTAGGACTTATGCAGTTGTAGCGGATGTGGCTAGGGGAGACGGAAAGGATTATTCTTCGTTTCATATCATAGACATAGAATTAGCCAAGCAAGTAGGGGAGTATAAGGGGCAAATGGATACAAGAGATTTTGGTAATATGCTCGTAGGTATTGCAACAGAGTACAACGATGCATTACTTGTGATAGAGAATACAGGAGTAGGTTGGGATGTAGTTCAGACGGCCATTCAAAGAGAATACCGCAACCTATACTACTCTCCAAGATCAGACTCAGCTATGTCAGGTGTAGAAGCTTATATGGCTAAATTTGATAAAGGAGATAACATGGTACCTGGCTTCACTACATCAACGAAATCAAGACCTCTTGCAATTGCTAAGATGAAAACATATATGCAAGAACAATCCTGCATATTTCAATCTAAGAGATTATTAGAAGAGATTAGAACGTTTATATGGAAGAATGGAAAAGCACAAGCCCAAGACGGATATAATGATGATCTAGTAATGCCATGGGCAATAGGACTCTTCCTAAGAGATACAACATTAAGATTCCAGCAATCAGGCCAAGATCTAGCTCGTGCTACTTTAGGTAGTATGGGTAAAACAAATTACGGGTATCAAGTATACCAACCAACAGCAGCAAACGGACAAAACCCGTACCAAATGGAAAATCCATATGGACAGTCCGAAGATATATCATGGGTATTATAACATTAAAATATTTATAAGTATGGCAGATAGTAATGTATTTAGTAGGTTAAAGAGACTATTCTCAACCGACGTAGTAATCCGTAATATTGGCGGAAATCAAATTAAGGTCATGGATACTGAACGTATTCAGACAGCAGGTGTATTGCAAACCAATGCACTTATAGACAGGTTTAATAGAGTATATACCACATCCAACTCCTACGCCTATAACCTCAACACAACACAGAATTACCAATCCATGCGTATACAGCTCTATGCTGATTACGAAGCTATGGATACAGATGCAATCATTGCATCAGCATTAGATATTATATCTGATGAATGTACGTTAAAGAATGAATCAGGAGAGGTACTTCAGATCAGATCTTCAGACGAAAACGTACAGAAGATACTTTATAACCTATTCTACGACGTTTTAAATATTGAATTTAACTTATGGTCTTGGATTAGGAATATGACTAAGTTCGGTGATTTTTATTTAAAGCTAGAGATTGCAGAAACAGTTGGAGTCTACAATGTAATTCCTTTTTCTAACTATACTATCGTAAGAGAGGAAGGAACAGATTTAAGAAATCCAAGTTATGTTAAGTTCAAATACGATCCTACTGCAGTAGCATCAGGTGCTAGTGGTTATATCGGATCATACGCTAATCTACTAGGTCAGTCTGATGTATCATCAATGTATTTTGAGAACTACGAAATGGCTCACTTTAGATTACTTGGTGATGTTAACTACCTACCTTACGGTAGATCTTATCTAGAGCCAGGTAGAAAGTTATTCAAGCAAATGATCTTAATGGAGGATGCGATGATGATTCATCGTATTGTACGTGCCCCTGATAAGAGAGCTTACTTCGTTAACGTAGGAGCAATTCCACCTAATGAAGTAGAGACTTACATGCAGAGAATGATCTCTAAGATGAAGAAAATTCCTTATGTAGATCCGCAAACAGGGCAGTATAACCTTAAGTATAACATGCAAAACTTATTGGAAGATTATTTCATTCCAGTTAGAGGTAATGATACTGCAACACGTATCGAAACTGTACCGGGATTACAATATAACGGTATTGAAGATGTAAGCTACTTAAGAGATAAACTGTTTGCAGCCTTGAAAATACCGAAAGCTTTCATGGGTTATGAGAAAGACCTTAGCGGTAAGGCTACCCTTGCAGCAGAAGACATTCGCTTTGCGAGAACCATCGAACGTATTCAACGTATAGTATTATCCGAATTAACAAAAATAGCTCTTGTCCACCTTTATACACAGGGATACACAGATGAGACTTTAGTTAACTTCGAACTATCTCTTACAACTCCTTCTATCATTTACGATCAAGAAAGGATAGCATTACTGAAGGAGAAGGTAGCATTAGCAGGCGATATGATGGAGAAGAATCTGTTCCCGGCCGATTGGATTTACGATAAGATCTTCCAATTAAGTGAGGACCAACTTAACGATGTTAAAGCTCAGATCTTAGAAGATAAGAAGACTAAGTTTAGATATGACCAGATTGAATCAGAAGGTAATGATCCGCTGGATACCGGTCAAGCTTATGGTACTCCTCACCAAATTGCTAGCTTATATGGTGGAAACGCTAACTATACAGCAGCAGCAGATGTACCGGTAGGGTATAATGAAAAGAATCCAACAGAACCAATCAAAGTTCCAGGTAGACCTCAATCAAAGAACTCATTTATCGGAACACCAAAAGATCCATTAGGTAGAGATAGGTTAGGAACCTACGATATGAAAGCAAAACCAACAGGCGGCGAAGATGGAACACTGAAAACTAAGTACCAAGGTGGCTCTCCACTAGCGTTAGAAAGCATTCATACACGGTCAGTATACAGTAATCTTAAGTCAACCCTCGATAAAATGACAGCTAGCCGTAAAATAACATTGTTTGAACAGTCTAACCTACTTGATGAGAGTAGTATTCTAGGTGATATTGACTAATTAGTACTATTTATTAGTAGCATTATATTAAACTCCATATGGGAACTATAAAAAAGCATTCTAAGTATAAAAACACCGGCATTCTTTTCGAGTTACTTGTTAGACAAGTGACGGCGGACATGATTACCGACCGGGATTCCAGGGCAGTTAAGATAATTAAAAAATTCTTTACAGGCAGTGAGTTGTTGAAAGAGTATAAACTCTATACAGTGCTTTTGAAAGCATCTAATCTATCAGAAACCAAAGCAGAAACTCTAACCAATACGGTAATAGAAGAAAGCAAGAAGTTAGATAGAGATGTACTAGATAAAGAGAAGTTTAACCTGATTAGAGAGATAAAGAAATACTATGACGTAGAAAATTTCTTTAAAGCAAAGGTAGATAGGTATAAACTATCGGCCGCTATCTATACGCTTTTTGAAGCTGCTAGATCTAAAGCTATAGCTAATACAGATCATATCCTTTTAAATAGAACTACGCTATTAGAACACCTTACATACGATCCAGCAAGCGAAACTAACGATAAGACTCAAACTGTAGATAGTTTCCTTAAGGAAGATAAAGATATCAGAATACTAGCCTA